AGAATCGGCTACTGCAACTATAAGGGAGCATCAAGAAATTGCAGATGGAATTTGGAGTGTAAAGACTGGAAGGCGACTGTCAAATACATCTAAGCATATGAATGCTGATTTAAAAAGGAAGTGGGGCATCTATGGGCCTGCACGTACTGAATTTGTAGGTTCATATGGTGCCTACATGGCTGAACGCGGTGCAGCTGGCTCGGTTAATGCTGGTGGTGGTGGTGGAGGTGGTGGAGGTGGCGGTCCCTTTGAAGAAGGTGGCAGAAGAAGATTTAGAACCACGAGAAAGGCAAAGAATAGGCGCCGATTTAGGAAGTCCCGTAGATCAAATCGGTCCAATAGCCCATTCGCATAATAGAAAAATCGTAGTCGGCTTCACGAATCCGCTCGTACTCTATTTCCAGAAGTTCATCGGTCAAGTTATCCCAAGAGCGCACTTTGAGAACAGGTAATTTCTCAAAGAAACACTCCATCTCAGGATAATTTAAGACTATAGGTATAGATCCCAGATAAATAGATTCCCAGAAACGGTGCGTATCGGGTCCATTGCCTCTCGGACAGAATGTGAATTTGTGAGCTTTCACATTTTCACAGTATTCCCTGTAGGGTATCCGCTGATTGACATGTGATGTGACCCATGCCTGATTACTAAACTGTAGATCAACAATATCCCTTTCTTGTAAATATGTATATGCGTTAAAATTCATATAGGCCAGTTTATCTGAAGGTGCTACAGTTGTCTTGGATACCTCATATATAAGATGTTCACGTTCCTGGCTTCCATCACTATGTGTATCTACTCCTATAGGCACTGCATATATATTTTTCAAATCTGGTGCCACATTTATACCATACCATCTATCATACAGGCCTTCAAATGGCTCTATAATCGTTTTTCTCACAGTGAAATCTGACATCCCTGTTATCCACGTGCGCTGCTTAGGAGGAAAAATATCTGGACAGATAGTACCCCTGTAGTTAACGGGCTTATTATGCTCTATTGAATCCGTGTACATGAATACATGCGTTGCCGAATGATTGTCAGCAAGTTGCATGAATTTTTTCTGGCATATGAGATCTTCTGGAGACCATGTGAAATCCTTGAATCGCATAGTTTAAACCTGTAGATTAGCTTTATATAGAGATGTCTTGGTTCGTCTACTTGTTATCCACAGTAGAGGCGCCGATAAAGACGTATGTTGGTGCTACCTTAGATGTTGACAGACGTCTAAGACAGCACAACGGGGAATTGAGCGGAGGGGCCAGGGCTACATCTACAGTTCCTGGGGGCTGGTACAGGGTCTGCTATGTTTCGGGGTTTGAGAATCAGAGGGAGGCGCTGCGATTTGAATGGTGGTGGAAACGCCGGTCCTCTAAATTGAAAGGATCGCCGTTGGAAAGGAGGCAGGCTGCTTTGGATGCTATGGTGGCAGAGGCGGGTGAAGGTCAGTTGGAGGTGGTATATGAGTGATGGGGGTTACGACATAAGGGGCATGTGGGAGGATTTATTTGTGACCAGATTGTCCAACACTGATAACATAGTTTATGTTTTTCACAATTTATCTTAATCATATCTTTATTAACAAGGCATAGAGAACAATCGTCTTTTTCATCTAGAAACGGAATCCTTCCAAGACAATTGGCACAATGCCCACACATACCATTATCAAGAATGTTCTGTGGATGTCTTTGCCTGCAGATTCTGTAATTATGACATTTTATAAGTTCACAATTATAAGAACATTTTGTCTTACAATATCCTCCATGATTTCTATGTCCGCAAGTACAAACTTCAGAAGGAATATCACCGTCTTCATCATCGTAGCAATCACAGCAGCACTGTTGAATACAATGGCCACTACCTTCACAAGATGATATCTTTAATAATTCAAAAATAAATATGTCAAATTATCAATTTTTGTGCCAGTTTCAAATATTCAGCAGTCTAATATCATACTTATCTAGTAAACTAGTTAGGTATGACATTGTGAATTCAATTTTAACGCAGAAGAAAAATATATACTCTTGCTGTCCGCACAGCGTTTAGTTCGAGTAGGCAAGGCCGCCCATGCCAGACATAATGCGGAGCACGTTGTAGTTCGTCGCGTACACACGCACCGTGGAGCTGGTCGCCGTGCCAACCGCGTTGTTGGACACCGTGAGCAGGATGGTCGTGTTATCAATACGAGACAAGTTGCACGTGCCAGAGGGCTGGTGCTGCTCGGGCTGCAGAGCGAACGAGTACACGTTGATGCCCACCGCCGGCACGTTGGTGTGGTGCTGGAAGGGCTGCACCTCGTTGAAGTAGCGTCCCTCGCGGCCCTGGAAGCGGTCGTGGCCGTTGAGCTGGAGCAGGGCGTACACGGTGGGGTTGCCGCCGGCAAGGCCCTCCAGGCGGGTGACGGAGTAGCCAGACTCCAGCACGGAGCGGTCCCACCAGTCGGAGTAGTTGAACGGCTGCTGGCCCTTCCACGGGTTCACCACGTTGTCGTCGCAGGACACGAAGGAATCGCGCTGCACAACCCAGATGAGCTCCTTGCAAGGGTGGTTGAAGTTGAGCTTCAGCTTGTTGGAGGAAGAGGTCACAGACTCGCCGCCCGTGAACTGCAGGGTCTCGATCAGGTACTCGTGGGACACCTGGGCGAACTTGCGGCGCTCGTCCGTGTCCAGGTAGATGTAGTCCACGTAGAGGGAGGCCGCCACCAGGCCCGCCGCCGCCACGCGGTCGCGGATGGTGTGCACGTTGGACAGAGCGGGCGTGGAGTCCCAGCACAGGTTGCGGAGGTCGTTGAACTCCAGGTTGATGCGCACCTCGTGGTACTGGAGGGCAATCAGAGGCAGGGCGAGGCCAGGGTTGCGGTTGAACCAGAACTGCAGGGGCACGTACAGGGTGTACTCAGGCGAGCACTTCAGGTGCTCGTTCGCCTGGTTGGGCTCGCCGCCGGCGCAGTCGTCATCGCAGTCCTCACCGCCCTGAACCAGCAGGTTCACGAGCTGGGGCACGTTGCCAACCATCTTGGCATAGCCCGCCTGCTTGCCAGGCTCCTGGGTGAGCTCATTCCAGATCTGGAGCCAGTCACCGTAGTGCTTGTCAATGCGCTGGCCGCCAATCTCCAGCTCCACGTACTTCACCAGGTTGTGGCCCACCCAGTTCAGCCAGCGGAACTGGGCACCAGAGCCGTCGGAGGCCAGCAGGGTCACCTTGGGGAGGGTGGCCTGGAGGTAGATGCGGTAGATTAAGTCACCGTTGCGCTGGATGGTGCAAGTCACCTTGCGGCCAAAGCCGGGAGAGCCGTTGAAGGGGTTCTCAATAGACTCCATCGCGAAGTTGGTGTGACGGCGGTACACCACCTTGAAAAAGGTAATCTGAGGGTTGCCCGTCAGATACACGTCCTGCGCGCCATAGGCCACGAGCTGCATAAGACCACCACCTGTCATTTGTTATACCCCTGCCAGAGAAAAAAAATTTCTAAAAATGAAAAAAAACGATTCTTGCCGGGAGACCGTTTTATTTTTCCAACGCGCGAACCCAATTCACCATGGTATACGAACTATGGTCTAAAGATCAAAAAGTGGCTACTAGAAGTAGAGTATGTCAGAGCCATTTTTCAAAATACGGCCCTCTAAGCGGTCAAATCCAGAATCACGGACAACTCTAGACAGTATCCATCAACACAACCTGGCAAAGATAAAGAATAGCGGCGAAGATATTGCAAACTGGCAAAAGGAATATAATGACTTAGTTGCGCGTTACAGGTCTGAAACGGATGATATTGAGAGGTACAAGTTGGAAAAGGAGATTAAGGTTGTCCAAGATAAACTGGATTCGGTAAATGAGAAATCGTCACTGTTTGACTATTTTTTAGACAATGGTGACATATTATTCCAGTATTATGACATGCAGGATCGCATAAATCGGGGTGAAGATAATGTGGTTCAAATTGCGGACAGGGCTAGACCCGGGAGTGTTTTTGAGGCCCTTGAAAACGCCTCCAAACAAGATTCTGGCGGTGTAAATTTGCCCACTCCCGCCCCCACCCATCGTAGTGGTACAAATGACTCACTGTGCCGTGATACGTTACTAGATCAGTACCTACAGCGTACAGACCCTCAATATAATCGGCCCACCATTCATTCTTTGAATGACACTTCGTTCGTCTGCGATGCTTGCGGTGAAGACATGCGCGTGTCAGTTAATGACGCAACTATATCATGCCCCGAATGCGGATTCCATAAACTTATATTGATGGACTCGGATAAGCCGAGTTACAAGGATCCGCCGAGAGAAGTGTCATATTATGCATATAAACGTATCAATCACTTCAATGAATGGCTCGCGCAGTTCCAGGCGAAGGAGAGTACGGAGATACCTGAGGAGGTATTTGAGCGGATTGAGGAGCAGATTAAGAAGGAGCGTCTGCAGGTGTCTTCATTAAACCGTAGCAAAATACGGGAGATTCTCAAGAAACTCAAATTCAATTCGTTTTATGAACATGTGCCTCATATTTTGAGTCGTCTGAATGGTAATACGGCGCCGGTCATGGACCGCGAAACGGAAGAGAAGTTGCGCTATCTATTCAGGGAAATCCAGCCGAGTTTCCAGAAACACTGCCCGTCAGAAAGATCCAATTTCCTTTCGTATTCCTACGTTCTCTACAAGCTTTGTGAGCTTCTAGAGTTGGATGGATTTCTGCACTGCTTTCCTTTGTTGAAAAACCGCGACAAGCTGTATGCGCAGGACAAAATCTGGGAGAAGATTTGCAAGGATTTACAGTGGGAGTTTATTAGATCCATTTAGCCCTCTAAAACTGAATATAGCCCTCGCGGAACATGAAGTAGTAGGCGATACAGGCGGCGGCAAATAGATTTATAAGAGCGTGAGTGCGCATACCCTTATCGCTAATAGCCATCATAATATGCGTTAAAAATATGATTGTGATACCGATATAGTAAAACACTAGATGTATGTTCATTCTACGTACATCTGGTATTTTTGAATGCCATGCCTATCGTACATTGACCATCCGCATTCCGTTGGATTTACGCACGGCCAAGTCAAGCACAAACATCAGAAACAGGCCGGTCATCACGAAAGTCATGACTTCCAATTGGGGGTTTGCTCCGGCAGCACGGTTTTCTAAATCGTCAATCCGGGCCATTAATTCGTCAATCTTGGATCGCAGATTCTGTAGATCACCTACGTCCATTCCGATAAACTGGTCGGATTTGGACTTGGTTGCTACTTGAGAACTTTCCACGCGATCCCCAGACATTAACTTCCACCGATGCCGGAGTTCCGGTACGGGTAAATCTACACCAGCGGCTCTTTCAAATCCATTTTCATCAAATGACTTTGTAAAATCGTTTTCAAGCATATAGGCATTTGGATTATTCGCATTTCTCAAGAATGGCGATAGTGTATCTTCACTGGGATTGGTAAATGGTTCAACGCCGAAATAGGATGATTTTGCAGACCCCTTTGAAGGGTTAAATGAAGTAAGTGTGGCTGGTTTCGGCAAGGAGTTGAGCACTGTAGGCTTCTTCAAAAATTTGGAACTTTCATCTAAAAGAGAATCCAGTTCTTCGCCGCCATTCATGGCCGGTACATCGGACATCCGTTTTACGGCCGGGCGATCAGCATCGGTAGGTGGAATTTCATTGGGCTGAAATCCTTCTTGTTTAGAGTGGTTTTGCTGTTTTTTTGGTGCCGGATCCGAATTTGGAAATGCATCTTCCAGGGAAGCAAACTCCATCCCTCTTCTACAATCTATGGGTGAAATCAAATGATAAGAGAATCCCGCCACCTTGTAGAATGTCACAGCCGAGTTCACCTAAAACACCCAAAATACCGAAGGTGCCAAAGGGGCCAAACACGCCAAAGGCGCAATCGGAACCATCTATAGACACAAGTTTGGAGGCGTGGATATATAATATTCGGTCAGTTCTCCATTTCCCCAGCACCATATTTCTTATAATTGGCCTTCTTGTACTCGGCACATTTATTGAAAATGTTCCCCGGAAGGTACTCCAACTTTTAGATAATTCACTAGGAATGATGTTACTCTTTATATTTCCTCTCGCTGTGTCACTATTTATAAGCTGGCCTGCTGGACTTCTGGCAGCATGTATATCATTAATCGTCTTTGCGCGCATTCAGAAAATGGGTACAACAGAGACAGGAGATGAGGAGGGGTTCTTGAATGGATCAGATGATACAGTACAGACTACGAAACTTGTTTCAAATCCTCACAGATGGTTTGTAGAAAAGGTTCTAGGTGAAACCCCCGTAGCGATATCATCCGATCGCATTCAGACAAAGCGTATGGAAGACGATGATACCCGCACGAGCTCGTCTAGTTCCATGTCCAGTTCGTACACTTCAGATAGTGCACGCTAGTTGTTTATCAGTACCTTCACACAGGCTAAAAATTCCATGGGTAGATTAAGATGGAGATGCCCACTCTAGAACCAACAGGGCATGTGGATATGGCCTTACGATTTATCACTGTTCTGGGCTTACTAGGATGGAACGCCTTTGAAAGCTTATCTCTCCGGACACCGTTTCCTGGAACGATGGTAGCTCTTTGGGAATATCCAGCATGGAGATTCCTTTTACTATTCACAATTTGGCTGGGGGCAGAATGGTGTCCGCGGGTTGGTGTAATGACAGCCACAGCTGTACTCTTTTATGTTGTCAATATGATACAGATATTTTAGAGTAACAGTGGCAGTTGCAGTGGCACTTACAATATCTTGATAGATGGAAAATCCATATATCAAGATAGATGAGTTTTGGAGGACCACCACCAAATGCACTACCACCTTCGGGGCCATTTGAAGCCTATTTAACGGCAGTGGCATCGTCACCATAT